GTGATATTTTTAGTGTTATCTGTAATAGCCACATACAGCATTACTCGACACCTAACGATACGAGATACAATAGATTTTTTAGAGGACAAGGGTTACTTGTCTTTTGATGACGAAAAATAGTTCTTGACTTTGAGGTCAAAATCGTATATAATAGGTATGTAAGTGATAGGTTTCACTTACATTTATGCGTTCACCGATAGGGAACGAGAGAATTTACTGAAAAGGAATTTTGGAGGAAAATACAATGAGTATAGATTTAAGTAAATTTTGGCTTGGATTGGATATGCCACAGTTACCAAGTTACACAGAAACTGCATATCCTAGATATAATTTAATCGAAAGAGGTGGCAATTATCGAATAGAGGTTGCTGTGCCAGGTTGGAGTAAAAAAGAGTTAGAAGTTGTTTATGACGATAACGAACTCTTTATCAAAGGGAAAAAGGAACATAAGCTACCTGAAGATGAAAGATTCATTCATCAGGGATTAAGTTTAAAATCTTTTGAACGAAGATTTATTCTTAACGCTGACTTACAAGTAGACAATGTTAATCTACAAGACGGATTACTGACAATCACTCTGTCACGAACTCCAAATTCCAAGAGAAAAGTCTTGGAGATTGAATGAAAGATATGTTTAATTTAGTTCGTGATAGTATAGAGGGCACTGAGTTTGCCACAGTAGTAGGCAATATAGTTCTATTAAGTTTTGCTAGTAGCACAATGATAGTAGGAATAGGTGGAATCCTTTAGACTGTCAAGTTTTCGGGGAGTGTTTCTCACGAGTGAAAACTCCCTTTTTAATTATGAATACATCAAAAGAAGGAATTAAGTTAATAAAACATTTTGAAGGGTTTGAAGCAAATGCTTACAAATGTCCTGCAGGTGTTTGGACTATTGGTTACGGACATACAAAAGATGTGGCTGAAGGTGACGAATGGTCTGAAGCTCATGCTTCTCATATGTTAGAAGTAGAGTTAGAAGAATTTGAAAGATATATTCACGACTGTGTAGAAGTTGAATTAACACAGTATCAATTTGACGCACTAGTTGCATGGATTTATAACTTAGGAGTAGGCAACTTTAAGAGTTCTACTTTATTAAAAGTATTAAATTCAGGCGACTACGATGCCGTCCCCGAACAAATAGAAAGATGGAACAAAGCAGGAGGAGTTGTCTTAAAAGGATTAGTCCGAAGACGAGCTGCTGAATCGCTTATGTTTCAAGGAAATGACTGGAGTAAATATGCTGGATAGTTTTATAGCTTGGCATAGACAGTATCTAAACGACCTAAAAAAGAAACAGGGTTGGTCTGTATACAAAATGTATATAATGTGTGGACTAGCTGGTATGGTTAAAGGTATTGTTCTAATGTTAATATTATGTATAAGTTTTTAGTAGGAATTATTGTTGCTTTGGGACTTTTTTCTTACTACCTTTGGAATGAAAATCAAAGACTAGTAGGAAATGTAAAGAGTTTAGAAGTAGCAGTTGCAGTTGCAGACGAAACAATAGCTTCGTTAGAGAATGATTTTGCCCTACAAACTGGAGCGATGAACGAGCTACAACAAGCAGCGCAAGAGATTCAACTAGAAATGAATCGTTATTTAGATATATTTAGAAGGCATAACTTAACAAAGTTAGCCGCAGCAAAGCCTGGACTAATAGAAACCAGAGCTAACAAAGCAACAAAAGAGGTATTCGATGGAATTGAAGAAGATAGTCGTGATATTGACAGTGCTGATGATGAGTTACTCGTGCAGCCTGTTTCAGAAACCGACAGTTGAAGTCAAGGCTAAACCAATAAAAAGGCAAATAGCCCAACCTGTTTTACCTCGAGAGTTAGATTTAAAAGAACCATATTGGTATGTGGTTAGTGATAAAAACTTAGAAGAGTTCCTAGCAAGAGTAGAAAAAGACCAAGGTCAAGTAGTATTTTTTGCTATGTCTGTACCTGATTACGAACTGATGGCATATAATATGCAAGAGTCAAAACGATAGATTCGTGAACTCAAAGAGGTAGTAGTTTACTATCGAGTGGTTACAACAGATGATACAAGGCTTGAAGATAAAGAATAGAAACTTAATGTCTGCTTTAGATAGATTAGCAGAAAATCATTATAAAATGAATTTGCTCTATAAAAAGCAACCAGAAGCTGATGTAAGTCTGGCTACATTAAGAACATTAAAAGCAGAAGATAATCCAAAGATACAAAAAACAAATAGCCACGATTTTACCAACAGGTTTATAAGTCGAGATCAAAAGTACTTTTACAAAATATTTTTAGGTTTATTTAACAGAAACAATAACACTAGCTGGTGGATAGATGAAATGTCAGTACAACCACCTGCGTGGGGTTGGACTAGCTGGAACAATAATAAGAATAAACCAAAGAGATTTTTTAGATTTATACATAACGCAGGAGAAGGATATTCTCAAATGGTGTTTGATGGTAAGTGGAAAAAGATACCAGACCAACATTCAGTTTATAACAAAGACTGGACTTGTTTATATGGGGTAATGGATGGAGAGCAGTGGTTTTCTGATAGAAATTTAGGAAATACACCAAGATTTGTAGTAGAAATAGCAATAGAAAACGATCAATATGATAAATTCAATATTGCAAAGGAGTTAATAAATAATGTTTAAATTTTTAAAAATGCTTCTTTGGAGAAATCAAATGCAATCTCACGCAGATTGGTTTGAAAAACATGAACCAGCACAAGATAGGTTTGAAGAAAATGAAGATTGGTTAGAAGAATTAGAAGATAGAGTGGTACACTTAGAAGAGTGGAGCCACAAACCAAAAGGACTAGAGGATTTAGAAGGATTCAAAGACCTTAATAAAAGATTAGAACAACTAGAGGAAATAATTGGAAGAAGAACCGAGTAGGTTAATAGCAAATAACATACAACCAGTAACAGCGTTTTTACATAAAAACGAGGAATTACAACAATCTACTTTTCAACCAATAGAAGTATTAATTACATTAATACAATCTTCTGTTCCACACCCAAACAGTAATAAAGAATACAAACTAGTAGAGAAATCTATTATAGAACAAGGATTACAAGACCCTGTAATTGTAGTTCCAAACACATCTGCAAACTTTTCAGCATGTGTAAAAAATGTAAAAGGTGCAGCAGTAAAAAGACTGCAAACAAAACCACTACTTGCATATACAGGAAATCAGCGTTTAGACATCGCTAGGAAGTTAAAATATGATACCATATCAGTTATAATTGCCGAAGATGTTTACTGGGCGCACTCTTATCAATTAACTATACAAAAAGGAATAATTAATCATGTATTGGAAACCCCCACATCCTGATAGAATATTGGATGTAAATAAAGTAGACCTTCCCGTAAAAGACATTTTTAAAGAAGCTGCAACACTAAATATTAGTCAGCATGATCCAGACTTTCCTTGGTGTGATAGTTTTCTAATTTATCGTAAAAGGTCATCAAGTCCAACTTACGATACTTCTTTTCCTCCATGGTGGGAAAACAAACACAGTGCATTAAAAGCAGTAGAGCAATTTGGCAAAAGATTTGGTTATAAATCATGTAGACAAATAATGATAAACCATTGGACTGAAAAATCAATTATGGTTCCTAGAAAAGTTTGTTGTCTAAATTTTGTACTATCAGGTACAGGAAGAGTGGCTACAAATAAAGAACAAAAAGGACTAATACATCAAATAGAATTAAATTATTTTGCTTCAAAGCATAGTGTAAATGTAAATGAGTTGTCATCAGGTAGAGGAATGGCAACTGGAAATAAATGGTGGCATATGGTACAAGCAGACCCAGGCTCTACAACATTACATATTTGGTATGAACCGAACTAACGAAACAGTATATTTATTTGTAGGAACAAGCGAAACAGAAGATAAAATCGCAGAAGATGTATATGAGTACACTCTAAGAAAAAATTGTTCCCAACCTTTAGAAATTATTTGGATGCGTCCTAGTAATATGGGGTTTGATAACATGAATGGATTTGGAACTCCATTCACTCTTTTTAGATACTGTGTACCTGCTATGATGGGTTGGAAAGGCAGAGCGATCTATACTGATTGTGATATGCTAAACCTTAGAGATATAGCTGACTTATTTAATACCGATTTAGAAGGTAAAGCATTTGGACTTACATATGATGCACTTCACGACAATGGAGCAGCTTGTAAAGCTATGGGCTTTACTAAAGGTTTTTTTATGGATAGTGTAATGCTATTTGATTGTGAAAAAGCAAAAGAGTATTTACACGATATAGATGTTATAAAACGATGGAAGGGAGATGGAATTTATAAATGGGAGTTTCTAAGAAACATTGGATTACCAGACATGGAAGAAGCAAAGAAACATGTAAAATGGTTAGATTATAGATGGAATGTTTGCGATGGAGCCAACGCAGAAAAGTATGACGATCCTGATTATGATTGGAAATTGGGAGGTAAAGCTGAATGGAGTAAAAAGACTTTAGTTCCTCTTGAAGAATGTTGGCAAATACATTACACCGCATTAAGTTATCAACCTTGGCATCCACGATATAGTCCATGGAGTAAAGCCGCATACAGGGATTATGAGTATGCAAAGGCTTGGTGGGATGTTGCAAGAATAGTAGGTAAACGATGATTTATAGTTTTGAAAATTTACTAAAACCAATAGGTGGTTTGGAAACATTCGAAAAAGAGTACAGAGATAAAAGTAAATTTATCATTAAAGGAAATAAAGGAAAGTTTGCAGATCATTTTAGTTTTAATCAACTAGATAATTATTTGAATCAAGTATGGGATGATAAAGATGAAAAAAATAGAGCAAAAGCCCTACAAGTAATATTTCCAAACGGTTCCAGATGGTGTAGAAAGAAATCAAAAGTTAAATATACAAGAGAAAATTTAAAAACTTTCTGGGATAATGGTTGTACTTTTGTAATCCCAATCATGCAACAACTAAACAGAGTAATGTGGAATCAAGTAGACGAATTTGAAAAATATTGGGGTGTAGGACAAGCAAACATTTACACTAGCAAGAAAAAAGACGCGTATTGTTTTCCAATTCACGCAGATTCAACAGACAATTTTTTATTCCATGTAGATGGAAAAATAAGGTGGCATCTTTATAAAGAAACAAAAATGGATTTAGGTAAAGCCTATCCTGACGAAAGCGAAGTCACCTTAGAAGATATAGTCGAATTAGATGCTGGTGATTTATTATATTTGCCAATAGGTAAATTTCATAAAGCCGAGCCTCTTGAAGCCAGAATATCCATAAGTTATCATTTTAATAAAGGAAAACCTAATAAATACCCTTACAGAAGGGAGTGGATAAACTGGATGCCATAGGAGAGTCTATGGAAGAAAATAGAAACGAAGTCAATATTGACCTCGATAAATATATGAGTTTAGTTGAAAAACTAGACAGTGCTGAAGATACTATTTCTGCTCTAAAGGCAGAAGCCGAAGCAGCTAAAAAACAATTAGCTCCACCAAAAAGAAAATTTATTGATTTGTTTTTAGATGACAATGATGTAAATGAAAAAGCAATTATAGGGTTTATATCTTTCTTCTTTATGATAGTTTTTGCTATCTGTGATCTGGTTACAGCATTTGCAGGGCAAGAACTTGTAATAGACGATACGATATATACTTCTTTAGTTGTGGTAACATTGGGAGCATTTGGTATTAGCGAAGCTGGTAAGGCATTTGGAAAATAGTTCTTGACAACAGTAAAAAATTTTCGTATAATATATCTATGAATTTATTTTACCTAGACGAAGATTTTGACAAATGTGCGGAGTTTCATGTAGACAAACACATTGTAAAAATGCCACTCGAAGCAGCTCAGCTTTTATGCACTGCTATCTGGGTGGATGAAGTCCTTGGTTTTGTGCCTCGTGCATTAAACAAAGAAGAAAGTAAAATATTAAATGAAGAAAAGGCAAAGATTAAACACTTGCCTTTAGAGGAAAGACCCCTTACTCCATACTTACCAATGATGTATAATCATCCTTGTACTATATGGACTAGGTCGAGTCTTGATAACTTTGAATGGGTGCATTGTTATGCAAATGCACTTAATGACGAGTATCATTACAGATATGGCAAACTGCATAAGTCTGTCATGGAAGTAATTAATAAACTGCCCGAGCCAAAGAATATGAAAAGGCTAGGGCAAACCCCTTTCGGTATGGCTATGCCTGACGACTTAAAGGATGAGAATGATGTGGTAGGAAGTTATCGCTTATATTATCATACTGACAAAGCAACTTTTGCGAAGTGGTCGCACAGGGATAAGCCATATTGGTGGGATGAAGGATTAGCGTGGTATGATGAAAGAATTACAGCAAGGTGAAGTAGTCGGAGTAGCCTCCGAGAATGTGTCTATAATCTCTCAAGCAGAGGCTTTAAGACACAATTTAACCAAACAAAAAGAAGTTTTAGAACAAGAGATAGACCTTCTTGAAGGACAGTTATCTAAAAAGAAAGAGTATCTGGCAAAAATAGAAGGTGGATTAGAAGTAATAGACGAATTGAAAAGATGATAACAATTATAGATGACTATTACCCAAATCCAGATGAGATAAGAAAACAAGCCTTAAAACTGTATTTCTTTCCAGGCTCTAAAGGAAGAAGAAATTTTTTTGCAGGTCGTAGAACAAAGCAAGGATTAGGTAAAGATAATTTTATATATAATAAAAATAGATTTAGTCAAATACTTGGTAAAAAAATTGTTACTTTTCCAACAAGTGGTTATGTCCTAAAAGACGAAGAACCAGTATTTACTTCTACAAGCAACGGACAATTCACTCTAGGATTAGATACAGATGTAGTAAGAAATTGGGTTCACCACGATGAGGCTGCAGGTAATCAATATAGAGCAGAAGAATTAGATGCAGAAGGATATGCTGGAGTCATATACTTAACACCTAATCCTGAACTAAGAGCAGGTACAGGTTTATTTAGAAATGTAGAGTTAGGAACAAATCAAAAACCACTTCCTCAGTTTATTTGTAACTCAGGTGGATTTAAGGAAGAATGGCAAGTAGACGATTCTGCATACAGACCACACACATGGATAGGGAATGTATATAATCGATGTATTCTTTATCCTCAAAAATATTTTCATGCTCCATTCAAGGCGGAGTTTGGAACAGATAAACGAACAGGACGCTTGATTCAAGTGTTCTTTTTTCATGTGGAGAAAGATGCCAAAGTTTAAATTTAATGAAGAAGATGGTTTAACTTTATTAACAAACCATATTATTAGAAGCTATGATAAACATTATAGCATGAATAAAATACAATCAACAGAATTCATATTTGATTCAGGTCATGGAGAAGGGTTTTGCTTAGGAAATATCATAAAGTACGCACAACGATATGGCAAGAAAGATGGAAAGAATGTTGATGATTTACTGAAAATAGCGCATTACGCAATTATAATGATAGGGGACGAAATTGAGAAAGAAAAATTACGAAAAGCTAACGAAAGTTAATATAGCAAAAGTAATCAGTTTATTGGAACAAGAAAAACCAATAACAAAGAAAGAGGCTTGTGAAATACTAAATATAAATTACAACACCACAAGGCTCAACAATATTATACAAGACTACAAAGAAGATGAAGCAAGAACTGCTAGATTCAAGGCTGAGAAAAAAGGAAAACCAGCAACTAAAGATGAAATAAAAGCAGCGGTTCAAAGTTATATCTCTGGAGAAACTATATCTGATATAGCGTCAGGTATGTATCGTTCTCCAGCATTTGTAAAGGCAATTATAGAAAGAGTAGGTGTACCAATGAAACACAGCTCTGAAGAATATAATTGGAAGGAAGTGATGCTACCAGAACAATGTGTATCTGACAAATTTGAAGTTGGAGAAGTTGTGTGGTGTTTGAGAGAAAACTGTCCTGCAATAATACAAGAAGAGTGGAATCACCCTGAAGGGGATTTTGGTTATCTAATGTATACAATTGAGTGTACTGATTTATCAGAAACTCTGTTTCCACACTTAGAATTTGCAGGTAGGTATGTAAATGCTCGAGCCCATAACATAGGTTGCTTGAGACACTTAGAAGAATATGGAGTTAACCTACGAAACTTTTATTGATGTATTATTATATGTCGCACTATTTACTTGGCTATGGGCTATAGTCAAGCTCTACTTTCCTGCAGTAATTTTGATAGGCAAAGTAGATTCAACAAACACAGCCTACAAGCACAGATGGGTAGGATTGATATTGTGGATGATACTTACAATACCTTTTTTACCTTGGATTCTGTGGATTTTAATAAGTAATAAAAGAACTTTCGAGTTTTTAGAGTCTTATATACCAGCGTATATGGGAGTAAAGAGGAATAAAAAATGAGTCATTATAAAGGAACACAATGGTATTCAGCACTAGAGGCAAAGTATAAAGCAGAAATAGCAGAAGCAAAAGCTGTGCTGGAAACATACTTTTTAAATTCAGTTGGGATAGGAGAACATTCAGACTTATTAATTGAGTTTGATAAATGGATAGAAAAACTAGCTTCTGCCGAAGAAAAATTAGAAGCGTTGGAGAAAAACTATGCATGACATATCAGAATGTGCTAAAAAATTAATTGTATTACTCGATGCTATTGAAAAGATAGATCGTTGGAATGAAGATACACTTCCATACACAATAGATCAAACAAAACAACTAGCAAGAGAGTTAAAAAATGAATCAGAACTTATTACTAAACTGCGATAACCAAAAGATAGGGGTGGTAAGAAATCCCTATGAAAGAGCAGTCACAGAATATTTTTATGATCTAAATTATATTGGTTTTGATAGGTGGTTAACTAAACATTCGCCTACTCTACAAACAACTTTATATCATAAATGCGATTACATAGTAAGTTTTGAAGATTGGAAAAATGAATTATCTAATCTTGATTTACATCCGAAAGATACCTCAATTTTAGAAGGTGTTAAACCAATAGCTGATTGGAGAAGGTGGTATACAATGAAAAGTAAAACTTTAGTTACAAAGCTGTACTGGGATGATATAAAGACCTTTGGGTATAGATATTAAAAAATAGTTCTTGACTCATGCTTATATCTCGTATATAATATAATTATATTATGAGTGATAGGTTTTACCAACAACAATTAGATACCGTAGGCTGGTGTGCGGGGTTCAAAGGAACAAAAACACTAGATGAATACGAACAAAAGTTCGGTAAATTAAATAGGAGAAGAAAAGTGGCTTGGACTGATGAAAGCAAAGCTCAAGCAGTAGAGATGTATACTGCAGAAAATCCAACTCCAGAGAATAGTATGGAAATTGTTAAATCCATAGCTGACGAATTAGGCGAGAGTCCAAATGGGGTCAGAATGATTTTAACAAAAGCTGGTGTGTATGTAAGAAAGACACCTGCTCCTAGATCATCTGGTGGATCAACAGGTGGTGGCAGAGTAAATGTTGCTGCCGCACAGGAAGAACTTAGTAATGCAATTACCGATATGGGTAAAGAAGCTGATGCAGCAATCATTGGCAAACTAACAGGTAAAGCAGCTAAGTACTTTGCTGACCTTATTAACGAATTAAATAGTTAATTACCCCTGAGATTGTGGGGAGGCAACTCCCCACTTTTTTGCATCTTTAAAAAGAACCTTTCAGATTAAAACCATTGATGGGACGGTGATAGATAACAACAACCCACAAGGAAACGCATGAAGAAAGAAGACTTTATTAAATCCGTAACTGATGCGGGAGATGCAGTCATAACTTATCGAAGTCAAAATAGTCGTAGACTAAAGTACAATGTATGTACTATGGACTTTGATAATAAACATATACAATCAAAAACAAACAGAGCTAAACCAAATAATAATCAAGTTTTATTGTTCTGTTGGGACACTGATTCATATAGATTACTGCAGCCCAGTAATGTTACTTCTATCGTGCCTTTAGCGAGGATATTAAAAAATGATAGAATTACATAACGCCCCACCAGTTTACGAAAAAGAAATACACTATAACGAAAACAAGCACGAAAAAATATTTGTAATGGTAAATACTTTTAGAGGAGAAGAATATTTACAAATTAGAAAATACTATCAAGACTTTGACGAAGAATGGAAACCGACTAGAGACGGTATCGCTATTCGCATGGACTTTGATAATACTCGTGCACTATTCGAATCCTTAGTAGAAATACTTTCAATATCAGAAGTCAAAGATGTTTTAAATACACACTTTAAAGAAGTCTTAGACGAAATTTATCAATAGTCAAAAAATATTTCTTGACTTAATCTCAAACATTTAGTATAATATAATTATGAAAAATCTTGAAGAATATCTCGAACTTTGTAACAAAGCATATGCAGAGGGCACTCCTTTGTTGCCCGATGATGTGTACGACAGGCTCGTAGAAAATAGTAAGTTACAAAACGAAGTAGGATATCAAAGTCAAGATGAAGTAAGATTCGCCCACGCGTTTCCTATGTTTTCTTTACAGAAAGTTTTTATGGGCGAAGACAAGGCTCCTACATGGTTTAGTAAAAGTGCAAACGTAACAACTACTAAACTTGATGGAGCCGCTATATCTATAACGTACATGGATGGGGAGCTAGTACTTGGACTAACGAGAGGTGATGGAAAGCAAGGGCTAGACATCACGGACAAAGTTAAGCAGTTAGCACCGCCCTCAATAAACATACAGGGCATGATACAGATTACAGGTGAAGTTGTAGCTCCCAAATCCATCCCCAACGCAAGAAACTATGCGTCTGGTGCAATGAATCTCAAAGACTTAGAAGAATTTAGTAAAAGAGATTTAACTTTTATCGCGTATGGTATTCAGCCATACCCAACAGAAAACTGGACTACAGACATGAAATTATTATCAGAAAATAATTTTAAGACAGTTCTAACAAGTGACTATACAGAGTTCCCCAATGATGGTAAAGTTGTAAGGCTCATCAATAACAAAGAGTTTGAAACATTAGGGTATACTTCACACCATCCTCGAGGAGCGTTTGCCTTAAAGAAAAGGCAGGCAGGAGTTGTTACTAAATTGTTAGATGTTGAATGGAATGTCGGCAAGTCTGGTGCAGTTTCTCCAGTTGCTATACTAGAACCTTGTATTATAGGAGAAGCAACAGTCAGTAGAGCAACTTTACACAACATAGGATTTATCGAATCTTTAGAACTAGAAATTGGTTGCATGGTAGAAGTTATACGAAGTGGAGAAATTATACCAAGAATAGTGAGGAAAATATGATAGAAACATTTATTGCATTTATGCTTTCTCTAATAGTTTTAGTACCTTTGTCGTGGCTTCTTTGGGAATCTACAGTAATGGTACATGAAAAGAAAAAGTTTCGTAGTTCAGGAGAACAAGAAAGTAAAAAGAAACACATGGACGACATACTATGAAATATTCTAAAGATGAAGTGGAAAATAGTAAAAGAATATTTAAGAGTGCTACTCCGAAACAAACTATTGATTGGTATGTTAAGTGGGCGGCTAGTTTAGTTCTTCTTGTCGCCATGGTTGTTCGATCTGCTGACATATCAAATACTCTTGATACCTTTCTATCCTTTTTAGGATGTTTAGGTTGGTTATTTGTAGCTTTTGTCTGGAAAGACAGAGCATTAATTATGTTAAATAGTGTTGCCTGTTTTATTTTATTAACAGGATTATTAACCAAGGTATTTGGTGGCTAGTGTATCTTTGCATATGCAACTCTGTTCGAGAAGAGGAAGTACATAGGTATCATCTTATTGGAAATAATTGTGGAGCATGTATAATGGCAGGTGGAATATATAACGAAACTTATTTTAAAAATTATCCCGATGAAAAAGAAGTAGAGGGAGTTTTATATGGAATTGTTCTTGTTAATCAAACTACATGGGAAAGAGAAACAATTAAAGTAGGTATAGCTAAAGGACGCAATTGGAAAGATGTAGTAAAACGAAGTCGTGGCTTTAAAGGATATGAACTAAGAATACAACGAACATGGCATGGAAATTTGTATGATTGTTGGAGATTCGAACAGAAGTTACATAAAGAGTTTGCAGATGATAGACACAAAACAGCACATAAATTTGGAGGACATACGGAATGCTTTAGTATACAATCTAAGATACTAAATAATTTTCCTAAGAAAAATGATACATATAAAACATAGTACAATACCTAATTTTTATTCTCCTTCTGAATGTCACTATATGATAAAAAGTATAACAGAGTGGTTAAATGCAACAGTAGCTACACAAGACGGTGAAGTACATAGTCAACATAGAAAAGCAGAAATAGCAGAAGCAACGCCTCTCCGAGCAGGAGAAATTTTCGAACACATACAAGATTATAACTATAGTAATTATAATCTTCATTTAAACACAAAATACAAAAGCACTATAAATAAATATGAAGAAGGACAAGGTTTTGGCAGACACCAAGACATTGTAGTAAATGAAACTTCTTTAAAAGCAACAGAAGCACGAAAAATCAGTTGTGCTATACAATTAAATACAGAGTATGATGGAGGGGAGCTAATTATTGGAAACACAACAGCTTCTAAAGGTTTGGGAGATTTACACATCTTTCACTCCATAACTCCTCATGAAGTAGCCAAAGTAACCAGAGGTACAAGATATAGTCTAAATATCTTTGCTTATGGTGAGATCAAATTTTAATCTTAAAATATTCTTGAGTATCGCAAAAATAATTCTTGACACAAGGTTAAAAATTATATATAATATATTATATATTTAAGAGAGAAAGATATGACTGAGATAATCGCCCCAACCCAATGTCCTGCTTGTGATAGCAAGTTAGAGTTGGTGAACGAGCAATTATTTTGTCGTAACGAGTTGTGTCCCGCTCAGTGGGATAAGAAACTCGAGCATTTTGCTTCATCTCTTAAGATCAAGGGCTTAGGCCCTGCAACAATATCTAAACTACAAGTTTTAGATTACAACGAACTATACGATTTATCTGTAGAGGAAATACAGGAAAAGTTAGGAAGTGAAAAGTTAGCTAATAAACTGTTTGACGAAATAGAAAAGTCTAAATCAGTTAAGTTGGTAGATTTGATACCAGCTTTTAGCATACCACTTATAGGTCGGTCAGCTTCACAAAAGTTATGCAATACGATATCTCACATTGAAGATGTCAGCGAAGAAAGTTGTGCTGAAGCTGGACTAGGTCAAAAGGCAACTGCCAACTTAGTTAGATGGCTGGAAACTGAATACTATCCTAATTTTTACAATGATAATTTGCCCTTCGATTGGAATAACAAAGTAAGTAAAAAGAAAGAGGTCAAAGGAGTTGTCTGTATTACAGGTAAATTAAAAAGTTTTAGTTCTAAAGCACATGCTACAAAAGTGCTGGAACAATACGGACTTGTAGTTAAATCATCGTTGACAAAAGACTGTACTCATCTTATAAATGAGTCTGGAATTGAGTCAGCAAAAACACAGACAGCTCGAGACCGAGGTGTCCTAATAATAACCAATATAAATAAATTTTTAGGAGAATTTAATCATGGCATTACCAAAATGGACTGACGAGAGAACACAATCTCTTGTTGATTTTGTAGGCGAGGGCCCAGTTTCCCAAGATACAGTTGCTGACGCAGCTGAGGAATTAGAAACTTCTGTTAGATCAGTAAGTTCTAAGTTGAGAAAAATGGGTTACGAAGTTGAATTAGCTTCAGCTTCTGCTTCTAAGTCTTTTTCAGACGATCAAGAAGCAACACTTAGAAACTTCGTGCAAGACAATAGCGGAGTTTACACATATGCAGAAATTGCTTCAAATTTTGAAGGCGGAGCTTTTTCAGCAAAATCAATCCAAGGAAAAATCCTTTCTATGCAACTAACAGAGCATGTTAAACCTGCTCCAAAGGTTGAATCAGTAAAGACATATTCCGAGGATGAAGAAAGCCAATTCGTTAACTTAGTTAATGATGGAGCTTTTATTGAGGACATCGCAGAAGCCCTAGGCAGAAGCGTAAACTCAATCAGAGGTAAAGCATTATCACTTCTTAGAGCAGGTGAAATTAATGCTATACCTAAGCAGAGAGAAACTAAAGGTAGTAGCAAATCTGATCCTTTAGCTGGTGTAGATATTTCAAATTTAACTGTTGAAGAAATTGCTGATAACGTTGGCAAAACAGTTAGAGGTGTTAAAACTATGCTAACTAGAAGAGGCTTACAGTGCGCTGACTACAACGGTGCTGCTAAAAAAGAAATCGGTTAAGTTGATTTAGTTGTTGGCGAGTAGGCTCTTGTAGTCCACTCGCCTTTTTTATTATCTTGGGAGGGATATTTGACATTAGAAAGCGCATTACTAAAGCAGGTAATTGAAACCAGTGACTTTGCTACTTGGAACAGTCTTAAAGAACACTATCTACCAGAAGGTGAGTACCAAAAAATATGGAAGATAGTTGATAAGCACGTTCACAAATACCATGCTTTACCTACATTTGAAGATTTGAAACATGAGGTTCGTTCACGCGAACTTCAGGAAAAGATTTATGCAATTGAAACTGTCGAAACAGACATACCTTCCCATATTTTACTAGATTATTTAAAGAACCAGTTTACACAAACTGAGATACTTTCTCGTATCGAAGGTTTCGTGGAAAATCAAATAGCAATCGGTGATGCTCGTGAAAACATAGACTTACTACAAGAGATCGTAGTACAAGTCGAAGATCGAGTAGAAACGACAGATGACAACGAAAGTATGGAATCTATAGAGTTATTTGATAATGAGGAAGATTTAGCAAAGTTTCTTCCTCTTGGTCTAAATCAAGAGTACGATTTAGACTATACTTTCTCTCCCAAAGATTTGGTCGTTGTTGGCGGTCAACGTGGTGGAGGTAAGTCTTTTACTTGTTGTAATATAGCACAGGCAGCTCACCTAAAAGGAAAGTCAGTTCTGTACTTTACAATTGAAATGGATAGCAGACAAATTCTACAAAGAGTTGCTGCTGTCGCTACGGGTGTGCCTACCAATCGCATAAAAACTAGAAACCTATCTCCTATGGAGTGGGACAAAGTTGCCGAATGGTGGTCTGATAGATTCGAAGGAGGTGAAGAAGCCTTAACTAATTTCAAAGGTCATCGTGACTTTGATAAGTTCCATTATGAACTTACAAGAAATAAGTTGGCAGATAAACCACAAGTCGATGTCTATTATGATCCTTCTCTTACTCTTGCCAAAATTATTAGCGTAGTAAGACAGAAGACAGCACAGTTACCCGATTTAGGATTAGTCGTAGTAGACTACCTAAACCAAGTTAGACGCCACAACGCCCCAAATCGCTCAGGTCAATACGAATGGACGGAGCAGATAGAAATATCTAAGGGACTGAAAGCATTAGCGCAGGAAAATAATGTATTAGTTTTATCTGCCTTTCAAACAAATGAAAAAGGAGAAGCAAGATTCTCCAAAGGTATTCTCGATGCTGTTGATGCAGCTTATTCCGTTCAGCATTGGGGAGATCAAGAACCTTGTATTAAGTTTAAATGTGATAAAATGAGAAATGGAAAAGCTGAGAGTTTTGTCTCCGAAATGAACTGGGAGACTTTGAAGATCGGGCCTCATAGTGCGCTTGATCCAGATGAAAAACAAGAATTAAAAGAAACAATGACAACAGGCGAAGATGCCTATGATTTATAAGGAGAAGAAATGGTATTATATACTGAAAAACAACTAGACGAAGCATACGTCATGTTTGTAAGAGGGTGTCATAAAATAAGATACGCTCAAGCTATAGACATACAAATCCCAGACAGAGAAGAGTTTAGAAGAGAAATTTTTGAGCCTGGTTGGGAAGAGATACTAACGGATGAGTTCTGGGACGAAGAAGATGGATAAAAAATTTTTAGAAAAAGAGTATATCAGAATACACAGAGATCACCCTGTAATGTGGGGAAGTTCTACTGTTAAACAAAAAGACAATATAAAAAAGTATATAAATGAAATAGGAGCAGTAACTATTTTAGATTATGGAGCTGGAAAAGGATTACAATATGAAGAGCCTTATAAACTCCAAGATTATTGGGGTGTTCCTACTCCGTATCTTTATGATCCATATGTAGCAGGATTAGAAGAAAAACCCGATGTTTGGGATCAATATTTTGACTTAGTATTATGCATTGATGTAATGGAACATATATTAAAAGAAGATGAAGATAAAGTACTAGCAGAGTTATTTACTTACGGTAAACATGTAATATTTAATATTGATACAAAGCCTGCTATTAAAACATTTAAAGATGGCAGTAATCTTCATGTGAATCTTAAATCTGAAGAAGAATGGTTAGCAAAAGTAATGGAACACGCAGGAAGTGACAACAGATTTGAGTTACTAATAACATAATAATGGCAGACGATAGAGTAAGACGAGAAACAGCAGAGTTGGTAAACTTACCTCCCCATACTTGGTATATAAGAGAAGTAGGGTGGTTACTTAAACAAGAAAAATTAAAAAATGTAAAAGATATTCCTTTAAATAAACCTTTACTGGAAAGTTTGAAAAGAGATGGGCCAAAAGCACCATTTCTTACAATGCAAAATTGGTACCCTATTGCAGGAAGTCAACGATGTAGAGCTTTACTAGAATTACCTGAACTGCATAGTCACGAAATAAGAATATGTAGATTTGATAAAGATTGGTGGAATTTATATTTTTTGTGGGGTGATGAAGCCTTTAGAAATAAAGCCATAGCTGTTTGGTTTCAAATGGCAGAGTTGGCATGGAAATCAAAATACTATCAGTATGAATACGATAGTGCAGGTGTAGAAATGAGAGAGTTTGAACGAATAGGAGATAGACTTCCATGGAAACATAAGTATGATTTCGAAAAAGGAAAATGGGAAAAATGATTGGAGAATTTGGAGTTAATAGATTAAAAAGAGAATATAGAGCTATTCACAGCGATAAAAAAGTTGGAAGAATGATAGGAGATCAAGTTATACACCATGTATGGGAAATACAAGATTTAACATTTAAATTTCCAGGTGGCAATAATTTATTAGATTTTGGTTGTGGAAAAAGGTATGCTTACATCTATAGAAAAATAAACAGACTTTGGGATGTAAATAATATGGTTTACTACGATCTAGGTATAAAAGGAATTGATAGACTGCCAGATCAATCAGAATTTAATTGTTTAATTAGTATAGATGTACTAGAGCATATACCAGAAGAAGAAATAGATGATATATTTCAATACTGGTATCATAAAGATATGAAATTTGTATACGCTACTATAGCCGCTTATCCCGCAGTAGCAAAACTAGCAGATGGTAGTAACGCCCATGTAAATCAAAAAGAATGGTTTTGGTGGGAAAATAAAATAAGAAAGCATATAACTTGTGATACATTAATTTGTTATCAACCACAAAGAAGCCCAAAGACATGGCAATACCACTATTTTGATGTAAAAAATAGAAAGATTAGATTAAGAATAGACCATGGGAAAACAGTTCTTGACAACAGTAAAAATTTTTGATATAATAATATATAAATGATAGCCGAGGAACTTTTACAAGAAAAAAATATACCGTATCGTCTTAGCGGACAAGATGCGGTTATTTCGTGTCTAAATCCAGAACACGATGATACTAATCCATCGATGAGAGTAGATAAAGTAACTGGTATCTTTCACTGTTTCTCATGTGGTTATAAAGGTAATTTATTTACCTATTTTGGTGCACCTTCTTCTCCGTTAGAAGTTCGTATGCACCGTATAAAGGACAAAATACAAAAAGTAAAAAGCGAAACTGTCGGAATTCAACTCCCCAAAGACAGGTTGAAATGGAAAGGTGGTGGTTTTCGAAATATCTCAGAGGAAACTCTTGACATATGGGATGCGTTCACTTGGAATGTGCCTAAGTTTGAAAATCGTATCATCTTTCCAATTCGTGATATCACAGGAAAGACAGTCGCTATGATAGGTAGAAGTCTAAATGACTTCGAACAAAACAAGTACTATATCTATCCACAAGGTGCAGAAATGCCTTTCTGCCCTGCAAAAGTCAAACCCATACAAAACAGAGTTATTCTAGTAGAGGGAATATTTGACGCTTTAAATCTTTGGGATAAAGGATTAAAAAATACAATATGTTGTTTTGGTACTCAGCAGGTAAACTGGGTCAAATTGAGTCTACTAAAACTACAAGGAGTACAAGGAATCGACATCATGTTTGATGGAGATGACGCTGGAAGACAAGCAGCAGAACAAGCAAAAACTATTGCAGAGAAACTAGAAATGTCTGCAAGAGTAGTAAAACTAAGAGACAATGTAGACCCAGGCAATTTAGTACAGTCAGAAATAACGAGATTAAAGGAGAAATTATATGGCAGTAGCAGTAATTGAGACTACACCAAGCAGTATAAATTTTAGCAGACATTTAAAGTTTGAATTTGATAGATTTGCTTTGTGTAGTGATTCGAGCAAAAAGAAAATTCTAAAACGAGATGTCGATCTTGATATCAACCCCGATGACTACGACTGGATAATTCTAGTCGGTAGTGAGCCTTTCAAACACTTTACAAGAAAAAGTTCCATAACAGAATACAATGGAAAAATCATTGATGATAAGTTTTTAGCACTTATCAACCCAGGAATCATCAAGTTTCGTCCCGAAGCAAAGAAATCTTTTGAAGAAGCACTAGAAAGCATACATGGCTTTGTAAGTGGAGAATTAGTACAAAAAACAATCGGAGAAGATAAATGTTATGGAATACAAGACACAGAACAATTACACAAATTTTTAGAAGATGCCCTTTCAGCACCCTATGATTTTATAGGACTTGATAGTGAGACATCAGCATTGTATTGTAGAGATGGGTATATGCTCGGCTTCTCCTTATCGTATGAGCCAGAACATGGTGCATATATCTCTACCGAGTGTATAGATGAGAAAGCAGAAAGACTTATGCAAACTTTATTCGACAAGAAGAGAGTGGTTTTTCACAATGCAAAGTTTGATTTACAATGGTTTCAATACCATTTCAACTTTAAATTCCCTCATTTCGAAGATACAATGCTGATGCATTATATGTTTGATGAAAACCCTGGCACACATGGTTTAAAAACACTTGCAATCAAGCACACAGACTACGGAGATTATGAAGCAGAACTCGAGAAGTGGATAGCAGATTATCGTAAGAGAACAGGAATACTCAAAGAATCATTCAGCTGGGACTTAGTTCCTTTTGATGTTATGAAAAACTATGCTGCAATGGATGCGGTAGTAACCTTTCTATTGTTTCAAAAGTTTGAAGCAGCTTTGTCAAAGAATGAAAAACTCATGTGGGTTTATAAAAATATTCTTCTCGAAGGATGTAGATTTCTTGTATCTGTAGAAGATAATGGTGTACCTTTCGATCTTGACAGATTGGAAATGGCTCAAAGCATTATGCAGAAAGATATTGATGCAGCAGTTGAGAAACTCAACAGTTATCCAGAAGTAAAAGCATTTATATCTGCAAAGGGCGGATTCAATCCGAACTCTACAGTACAATTACGAAGTTTATTATTTGACTATGTAGGCTTAGCCCCAACGGGTAAGAAAACGGGTACAGGAGCAGATAGTACAGACGCAGAAAGTCTGGGTAAACTTGCAAACGATCACCCGATACCTGAGTTAATTCTTGAGATTCGACAGAAGGTAAAGATTAAAACTACATATCTTGACAAGATTATTCCTGCACTTGATCGTGACGGAAGGCTAAGAACAAACTTCAATCTACACGGCACAACATCAGGTCGCCTATCTTCTAGTGGAAAACTGAATATGCAACAGTTACCGCGAGACAATCCTGCTGTAAAAGGATGTATTCGAGCAAAAGAAGGAAATAAAATAGTTGCGATGGACTTGACAACCGCAGAGGTTTATTGTGCGGCAGTTTTGGCAAAAGACAAATCACTGATGAAAGTTTTTCAAGATGGCGGAAACTTTCATAGTACGATTGCGAAGCAGGTATTTCGACTGCCATGTGAGGTCGATGATGTCGCAGAGCATTATACTGCCGAAAGACAACAGGCAAAAGCTGTAACTTTCGGAATCATGTATGGTGCAGGTCCTGCGAAAATCAGCGAACAAGTTACAAAAGATAGTGGCAAATATTTTAGTCCTTCCGAAGCAAAACAAACTATTGATGATTATTTTGAAGCGTTTCCTAATTTGAGAAGATGGCTAAATGACGTAAAAGCATTTATTCAAGCAAATGGATTTATTTATAGTTTCTTTGGTAGAAAAAGAAGATTGCCAAATGCTTTTTCGAATGATAAAGGTATTGCCTCTCACGAAGTTCGATCAGGTGTAAATAGTCTAGTTCAGTCTGTTGCATCTGATGTAAATTTACTTGGAGCAATTGATATGCAAAAATACATAGAAAAGACAGGAATGAAAGCTAAAATCTTTGCTCTCGTTCATGACTCCGTTCTCGCAGAAGTTCCAGAAGATGAAGTAGAACTTTATGTAGAAAAACTAAGAGAATGTATACAAGCGGATCGTGGACTCAGCATACCAGGTACTCCAATTGGTTGTGACTTTGATGTTGCAGAAGATTATTCACTTGGTAAGTTCGAGGATAAGTATGGAACTATACAATAATTTTTATTTTCCAGACGGGGACATACACACTCCGCCTGCTATGTTTCAAGAGTGGGAGGAGAAAGGTACACAAGTATTAAGCTATGTTCCAGTTCGAGACGTTGTAGTACAGGCAGGAGGTAACTCTGGTGTATTTCCAGTTAAACTTGCAAAATATTTTAATAGAGTTTTTACCTTTGAGCCGATTGAAGAAAATTGGGATTGCCTTGCTACAAACATACTAGAAAGAGATATTGGCAATATAAAATATTTTAAATCAGGACTTGGAAGTCGAAAAGGTAATGCAGAAGTAAGTGGAGTAGTACCAGGAAACTTTGGTGCAACCTCAATTGCATATTCAGATAATGGTAGTATAAATATGACTACTATTGATGATATGGGACTTGATAGACTTGATTTACTTTGGCTTGATGTCGAAGGATTCGAACTAGAAGCAATTCAAGGAGGAGAACTTACAATAAGGCAGCATAAGCCAATTATAGTTCTTGAAAATAAAGGTCATATATACGGAGATGAGTTTAAACCTGATGGAGACCAAAGAGTAGTAGATTGGATGCTAGAATTTGGATATGAAAGAAAGCAAAGAATTATGAGAGATGATATTTATGTTAGTAACTGATGAAAAAATATTAAGACAATTAAGTAAAGAATGGGGAGGCACAAAAGAAGAGCTAGCCATCCTATTAAATTTTATGGAAAGAGAGATGACCGAGCAAAACGGCATTGGAATCGCAGCAATACAGATAGGAAAACCTTTTCGGGTTTTTCTTGCACGTTTAGAAGCAGGTCTAAAGGCGTTTGTGAATCCCTCCATCCTATCACTCGGCTCATATAAGAAAGGTGAGTGGGAAGGTTGTCTCTCTATGCCAGATATACAAGTAAGAACAAAAAGAAGTCAAAGTATTACACTTGAGTATTTTGATGAAAATTTAGAAAAACAGAAACAAACATTTAAAAAATTTGATGCAGTAATCGTACAACATGAACTAGATCATCTAAATGGAAAACTATGCGTAGACAGAGGAAAAGTCTATGCCCCCTAGAACATTAATCGCTGCAGGTGGTGGTGTTGAAAGTGCTTTAGCTATTGCGTATGCACGAGACAACGGTCTTAATCCAATAGTTGTTACAGAAGAAATAGCAAATATTCTTGCTGTAAAAAAGATGACGGAAGCAGTACAAAAGCAGTGTGATTTCTTTGGAGTAGATTGTCACATATTAAAAAATGATGTGCCAATGAAAAATTTAAATGTACCCGCAGGGGATTGGCTAATTGATGTATGTGTAAAATTTATCTTAGGGAATCCTCAATATAGATGGACTCATGTAATTGGTCCTGGAATGTCAGAGGACTGTATGCAACAAAGAGTACAATTTAAATACATTCAAAGAGTAGTTGCAGCAAGATGGAGTAACAATTTTGAACTATCGGGAATAGACTGGAATCATTATACAAAAATGCCTCAGTTTTTATTTCCGAATGAATATTTAACAAAAGCTGAGGTAGTTGCAATTTTATTTAACAAGTACCCAGAAGTAATGAAAATGATATGGACTTGTGTAGACCCAACAAAAGAAGGTAAACCTTGTTTAAAATGTCATAAATGTGTAGAGTACAGAGCTGCGAAAGATGCAGCCAAAAGAGCAAGAAGGCGAGTGCAAGAAGGAGTAAAATTAGATGATAACCTGCGTGGTTAAACAATTTCATGAGTTAACACCTGATGAGCTTTATAGAATTATACAGTTACGAATTGATAACTTTATAGTAAGAAATAAAAATGCTTATCAAGATTTACATGCGTACTATGATAAAGATGGATATCATTTAATGTTTTATAGTACAAAATTAGGTCATCATCCCGAAAATATGGTGGGTTGTTCTCATGTGTGTGGAAAACAAGTATTTTATGATGAAGAAGGCAAAGAGTACAAATATCCAACATACCGCAGACAAGTGTGGCTAGAAGGTTACAGAGATTATGAACTAGAGTTGAAAATCGTAGATGAACTTGCAGAAAAAATATGTGGAGAAAAAATGTGGATGGCGGAACTTTTTGATGAGAAATGGTTTAAATACTATACAGAAAAGACTTTTCATCCGCATGGATATCGATATATAAATAAAGTAGAAGATGAAGATTGGGGTTCTGTTTGGCAGATTATAAAAACATGATATATCAAATAAACTGGGGTGCAGACAAAGAGTATATAATTGATTACTGGAAAAGAACGCATAAGCACATTGTAGAAGATCAATGGATCAAAGCATTTATAAACCCTTTGCGTCCACCAGAGTGTAAAGAATATAAGATACATATAGATAGTTTTGAAAAAGGTTATTTAAAAAAACCAATGAAAAAAGCTAAAGTAGATATTATATGGAATTTAAAAGGAGATTACTTTATAAACGATACTAAAATAAATGTAGCAATAATAGATTGTTCGAAACTACATGGTGTAAAACCACTAGAAGAACCTGCTTTAAATTTAAGAATAAGTATGTCAGGAGTAAGTTATAAAAGAGTATGCGAAAGATTCGATTCCCTATATATGTAATAAGTGATGAGCCAGAAGAAATAGATGGACTAGTTCTCATAGGAGATCAAATAGTAGACGATAAAAATATGACAGGCACTACTATTGGAATGAGAAGGCTACAAACTCCCATGAAAAGTAAGTATCCGCTTCGTTATCAAATTGATGATGAGGTAGGAATGATGAAACATAGAGGAAAACATTTTATAGATACAGATGGTATTTATTGGTATAATGAAAAAACAGTTACAGCACCTTTAAAATATCATAAAATTAGAAAAATAGAGAAGAAAGATATAGCAACAGTTATTTGGATAAAAGATTGTCCTTTTCCGTTTGTAGAAGCAAGACCACCAAAGGAAGGTTCTAGCTGGGCGGGAGTGTTATATCAAAAGGGTATTCCTTGGAAAATATGGGAATACTGTGAAGAAAGGAAAAAAGATACATGGCGAAAAGTTTAGAACAAGCGTTAGAAAACGGAATAGTACTAATTAAATTTGAAAGTTTAAAAAGTGGAAGTATATATGAAAGAGAATACACTCTTTCTGATAAGTATGTTCCCATGAAAATCGATAATCAATCTGGGAATAAACTCATATGTTATGATGTTGAATTTTGTAAGTGGGAAGATATTGAAAGAGATACTATTATAAAATGGAAGATAATGGAATGAAAGTTATAACATATTACACAGAAAATTATAAAACAATTGTAAAACCTTTACTAGAATCTTTGGAAAAGTTTGAGTTGTCTTACTTTGCAAAAGAGTATGCAAACAAAGGCACATGGGAAGAAAATTGTGGAATAAAACCTTTCTTTATACAAGAGTGTTTAGAAAAGTTTGATGAAGATTTATTATGGATTGATGCAGATGCTGAAGTAGTACAACAGTTACCTTTAGAGATACTTCCTACAGATGGAAAAATGATGTTACATATTCTAGTATGGAGAGAAGCTCCTCTAGGTAAGTGGATGAATGAACTTGTAAGTAATGTTATATTTATTCCAAACAATGATTTTAATAAACGGATCGTAAATGAGTGGTGCCAACACCAAGAAAATAATCCTATGAGATGGGATCAGAGAACACTTACAGAAGTATTAAATAAATATAAAGATTATAAGTTTCATACTTTTCCAAAAGGGTGGGCTTACATAGATAAATATTACAGGCAGTTTAATCCTGATATTTACATAGTTCAAAAACAAATTAGTAATGAGACAAAAGAAACTTTTCAGGATCAACTTGATGAATTCTATCCCGATAAATTACCAGATATAGAGGACTTAGAGGAAATATAAATGTGTGGATTTGTAGTTACAACTAAAATAGATCAATGTAGAAAAATGATGAATAAGGCAAGTTTTAGAGGGCCTGATGGTACATACTATTGGGCGGATGATAAAATAGCCATGGCACATGCTTTATTAGATATTAGTGCAGAGAGAACTATTCAACCATACAAAACATCAAGAGGAAACAGACTTGTATTCAATGGAGAAATGTATGATAGTAATATTCCTAGTGATACAGAATTTTTAGCAGAAGGATTAGAAACTTATGGAATTAGGTTTCTTGAATTTACAGATTGGCATGGCTCTATAGTTTATTACGAGCCAAAGAATAAAAGATTAACTGTTGTTCGAGATCATTTTGGTGCAAAACCTTTATGGATAAGGCGAGAAAAAGGACACATAGAACTAGCAACAAGTTTACGAAGTTTTCTAACTAAAGAGATAGACCAAAACTATGCGAATAACTGGCATAATAGAAAATGGAAAGGCCCTGGGTGGATGTCAGTAGGGCGAGAAAGTATGTGGAAAGGCATACATAAAGTTGCACCTGGAGAGTTTTATACTTTTGAAGGAGATAATTTTGAGAATGTTGTAGTAGGAAATCTTTGGAACGGACATCACATAAGAAATAATAAGATGAATGAAAGTAAGTTCGAAGAAAGGTGCGTAAGTAGTGTAAAAAAATTAGCTAAAAGCAAACAAAAGACAGGACATTTTTTAAGCGGGGGATTAGATAGCACCTTAGTATTATCTATTATAAAAGAATTAGATTTAGACCTTACTGTATATATTGCAGCATATGATAAAACTCCGGGATTTTTTCATACACACGAGGGTTTTCGTAATGAATCCGAAATGGCAGTAGAAACTTGTAAACAATTTGGAGTGCCTTATAAAGTATTAAAATTAGACCCCCACAGTAGATGGCACTATGATAGAATGTGGCTAAATAATACACACTACATATGGACTGATAATAACAGACGAGCACCTAGATATATGTTAGCGAAAGCCGCAGCTAAAGATAAGTGTAAAGTAATTACAACAGGTGATAGCGGGGATGAACTATTTAGTGGATATATTCATCATGCAAAAAGATACAATGTAGATTATTGCAAAGATTATATTGAGAATATGAAAAAAGCGAAATGGTTTCCTAGAATGAATTGGAGTAATACAGATTGGTTTAATAATACTTTATTTTGTGATTTACTTACAACATCTGAAACTAATATATTACAAGCAGATCAAACTGCGGGTATGTTTGGAATGGAAGCAAGACCTGTTTTACTCGGACAAGATTTTGTTAGATGGTTACTATGGCAAAGTGGTAATTTTAAGTTTCAACAGTTGCCCGAATATAGAGAGGGAGAAACTAAGTATTTGGCAAGAGAAACAATGTCAAGATGGCAACCAGATCATGTAAGATTTCGAAAGAAGAAAGTAGGTTGGTCTAGTCCTTGGGATAATAACCATAAACAATTATTAAGACTCTGGTCGCTACAAGATGTAGAATATTTAAAGGGTATAACTTGAAAGCAGTACTAGCAAATAGAATATATTTGTCCGTTGATAAAGAGAAAATGAATGAGTTAGAAAGAGAGCTAACTTATACAATTGCTCCTAGAATACCTAGTGATCCACCTATCGTATTTAAAACATTTCGATATGTAAGAGAAGGTTTGTGTTCTATACCAATGGGAAGAGAGGACTTAATCCCGAATGATTACGAAATAATCGATAAGCGTATAACATCGCCAGTCGAACATGCTGATTTTAAGTTTGATTTACGACCAAGCCAGCAAGTTGTATATGATGAAATATATGACAGCAGTATAATAAACGCTTGGGTTAGTTGGGGAAAGACTTTTACAGGTTTAGCAATCGCAGCAAAACTAGGTCAAAAGACACTTGTTGTTACTCACACAACTACACTACGTAATCAGTGGGAAAAAGAAGTAAAAAAATGCTTTGGATATACAGCAGGGAGAATAGGTAGTGGAATGTTTAATCTTGATGCTCCTATCGTTATTGGGAATATTCAAACATTATACAGACGAATGGACGATATAAAACATGAATTCGGAACATTGATTTTAGATGAAATGCACCATGTGAGTAGTCCTACTTTTACTCGAATAATAGATGAAATGCCTACAAGATATAAGATAGGTTTGACAGGAACTCTTGAAAGAAAGGATGGACGCCATGTTGTATTTCGAGACTATTTTGGCAGTAATGTTTTAAAACCGCCAAAAGAAAACTATCTTACTCCAAAAGTAGATATTCTAAAATCAGAAATTCGTTTTCTTGATGGAAGTTTTACTCCTTGGGCGGAAAGAATAAATCATCTTGCAATGGATCAAGAGTACGTTCATGGTGTTGCTGCAACTGCCGCTAAATATGCTGCAGAAGGACATAAAGTGCTTGTAGTATCAGATCGAGTAAAATTTTTAAAACAATGTGCGGCATTAGTAGGGGATAAAGCAGTTTCCATAACAGGAGATATGGATTTTGCAGAAAGAGAAAGAACAATAGAAAAAATACGAAATGAAAAAAGTATTTTGTTTGGTACACAAGCAATATTTTCAGAAGGTATTTCTATAAATGAGTTAAGTTGTTTGATACTGGGAACACCAGTAAATAACGAACCTTTACTTACTCAGCTAATAGGTAGAATTATTAGAAAAATAGATGGAAAACAACAACCTATAGTTGTTGATATTCATTTAAAAGGTAAAACAGCAGCTCGTCAAGCAAGTGCTAGAATGGGCTACTATATAAAACAAGGTTATGAGGTAAATATATTATGAAAAAAGTTGAAAAACCAAAAGAACTTTCAGCAGATCAAAAAGCAGAAATTATAAAAAATCAACCGCAAAAACAAGTCACTCTTGACATTGAAAAAATGAGGGAGATGTCTATATTTTTAGCGACTCCAATGTATGGGGGAATGTGTCATGGGCTTTACACAAAATCACTAATGGAAACTGTTATGACTATGAATCAAGCAGGTATAAGAATGCAATTGTACTATCTATTTAATGAAAGTCTGATTACAAGAGCAAGAAACTATGCTGTTTACAACTTCTTAAAATCAGGTTGTACGCATATGTTATTTATTGATAGTGATATTTCGTGGAAAGCAATGGATTTAATGTATATGTTGCATTTAATTGCAACTAATAAAGAAAAGTATAGAATATTTGGAGCATTGTATCCGAAGAAAACAATAGCATGGGAGAAAGTACTAGCAGCATCTAAGTCAGGAGTATATGATAGCAATCCAAATGCACTAGAAAAAATTGCAGGGGATATGGTATTTAATGTTTACAATGAAGACTATCCCGATGGCAAAGCACCAGTATTTGAACCTGCGAAAGTTAAAGAAATAGGTACAGGTTTTATGTTTATTGAAAGACAAGTATTCGAACAATATGGAAAAGCTCATCCAGAATTATGGTATCAACCAGACCACTTAAGAGAAGGAGAGTTTATGCCAGGCGAGCAAATTTGTGCTTACTTCGATACAATTATACATCCAGAGAGTAACAGGTATTTATCTGAAGATTATATGTTTTGCCAAAACGCACAAGCATTAGGTATAAATACATGGGCTTTACCTATGATAGAATTATTACATTGTGGTATGTATGTATATCAAGGTAAATTAATTGATATGGCTACCATAGGACAACATGCAACAATTGATCCTGGGTTTGCTAAACAAATCGCTGAAGGTAAAATGGAAAAAAGTGCGGTTATTGACAAGCCTGTGAGGAAAGATCATCCGGGAAGAGCTGCAAACGAAAAGCCAGATAGCCTCAAAAAATAGTTCTTGACAACAATAGAAAAATTTGTTATAATATATGTTACTATATGACTGGAATAAGATTGTAAAAGTTAGTAATGGCAAAGTAGATGATATAATTCAAATACTTCGTATAATTACTTACAAGATTAGTCCAAAAAATTACTATGATAAAACATTTAAGTTTTATAAATACAAGTTCGGAGGCAAGTCATTTTTAGTGAATCCGAAAAAATTACTTGACTACGGCAGAGGGTATAGTGATAAGGAAGTTGCAGAATATGCAGGTGTCGCTTCTTTTCGCAACTATCACTATTACCAAAATACTAAAGACACCACATTGGATTTTCTGGAATGTCCCATTTCAGAAAAAATTATTAATAATAACAGACTGCTTGAACTTAAAGATGGGCGGATTCACTTTATGTTCGAGGAGACAGGAGAATAAAAAATGGCAATTGGATTTAACCAAACTAAAGGATCAGCTCAAAAAGAGAAGATCGAAACCTATAACTATGCAGGTAAAGAAGACCATCATGTAAGACTTGTTGGCGATCTACTACCTAGATACGTATACTGGCTAAAAGGCGAAAACGGAAAGAATATTCCTATGGAGTGTCTAGCTTTTGATAGAAACTCAGAAACCTTTAATAACGTGGAGCCAGATCATGTAAGAGAATTTTTCCCAGACCTTAAATGCGGATGGTCTTATGCCGTTCAGTGCATTGACTACGCTGATAAAACTGTAAAAGTTCTTAATCTAAAAAGAAAATTGTTCGACCAAGTAATAGTAGCTATGGAAGAGTTGGGCGACCCAACAGACCCAGTCACAGGATATGATATCCATTTCAAAAGAAAGAAGACTGGCCCGCAAGTATTTAATGTCGAGTATCAATTACAAGTTCTAAAGTGCAAACCAAGAGAGCTTGAAGATTGGGAAAAAGACTTAGTTGCAAATATAAAATCAATGGATGATGTTCTTCCAAGACCAACAGCTGACGCACAGCTTGAATTACTAAGAAGAATTACTTCATCTGAAGGCGAGGTTTCAAAAGAAATCTCAGAGGAGTTTGACGTAGAGTAATGATTGGAGTAGGTGAGAAGTTTCCTGCATTTACCGCGCAGGGAGTAAACGAAAACAATGAGCTTGTCAGTGTTTCAGTTACTGATAACTACGAGCCGTTGAAACATGATTACACAGTAATATATTTTTATCCAAAAGATTTTACTTTTATTTGCCCTACAGAGATAGCTGGTATGGATATGCTAACATCAGAGGCAAATGTAATTGGTCTTAGTGGAGATAATGAGTTTTGTAAATTAGCTTGGAAACAAGATAACGAACTTATTGGAAATATTAAACACCCACTTGCTTGTGACTCAATGTTGAGAATATCGTCTAAACTAGGAATAGTAAACGAGGACGAAGGTGTTTGCTACAGAGCAACATATATCATTGATAGAAACTGCACTATTCAGCATGTAAGTATTAATGCACTCGATACAGGCAGAAATGCTAATGAAGTTCTTAGAACTTTACAAGCAATCAAAGCAGGTGGACTAACAGGTTGTGAATGGCAACCAGGAGATAACTTCGTAGTATGATTTTATTTACAGCAGA